GTTCAAAGTTTTCTACAAATTTATCAAATTCAGTAGATGGAACAAAGATAGCTGCAAATGTTATTAACTATGGAAGAATGGATGATGATAACGGATATCTTGAAATACCTTATTGGATGCCAGATATTATTGAGCTTGAATCCTATACAACTCAAAATGTTGTTGGTGCCAAATCAATACTAACAAAAGATTTTTACTTTGAAATAGTAAAAGGCTCAGAATCAATTAAGTCAACAAAAACAGATAGATTTGACACAACAAATGTAACTGCTCCATATCCAAATAATTACAACTCAGATTTAGTAGTTGGATCAAGAAATGGATGGAGAGCATTCAAAAACGGCTCAGCATTTACAATAAAAGATCCAAACAGTTCAATAACTGCAAGCTTTACCGATGATACAGACAATATAGTTGCTGGTTCAATGAGCTCTAGTGGAGACAAACTATTCTTACTTATTGCACAACCATATGATGAAAATACTGGTGGAGATCAACAATTAACAGCATCAATTAGAACATATGATACAATAACAGGTGCACTTCTAGGAGCAGATACATTAACAATACCATCAAGTCATCAAGTTGTTGGAATACATAAACCAACAGAAGAATCTAACTTGCAAGTTGTAATGAGAAAGTGGGCTGATGATGGAAATGGAACTTTTGTTGAAAATAATTCAGTAGTTCAAGCATTTAAGGATGGTATAATGTTAAAAGAAATATCTTTATCAGACAAAGTTGATCTTGTTGGACTGAATTATTGGGAAGATGCAGAATTTATGTGTCTTAACACAACAACAGGAAGATGTATAAGATGTTTTGGAAAATAAAACTGAAAAAGAGTGGTAACAATATGAAGAAAAAAGATGAAAACATAGAAGAGCTATCTTGTCCGTATCATGGAAGGATAGAGTTCTTGGAAGAAGGTGTAAAGAAGATTAACAGTACATGTTGCTCTCAGCAACATATGGAACAGCGTGTAAAAACAAATATGCTTCTACAACAATTAATAGAGCAGTTTGAAACACTTAAAAATGACATAAAGAACCAGGATATAGAAATAGAGAAAAAGTATATAACAACAGTTAAAACATTGCAAGAGGAACTGAGAGATTTAAAGGCTTCACAGGAACAATTTAAGCGTTACTTTAATTATTTGGCTGGTGCAGTGTTTGTTATATATTTTCTTGGTCTCGATAAAAAAATAAAAATATTACTAGGTGGTTAATCATGGCAGAGGAAATAGAAAACGGTAGAATAAATATAGATCAATCAGAAACGAAAACACCTGTGCTGGTTCAGGTAGCAAACTTTATTCAAGTACCAACATTTCCTGATGATGCATATGCTAGAGTATTTATATCAAAACATGGAGACATGAACCAAACATGGGTTGGACTAACTCAGGAAACATGTATGTCAATAGAACCACCATTTTATGTTTACACAAAGTTACCTTGTGTGATACCATGTATGGAGGTTTGATATGGCATGGAGAAGAAGATATAAAGAAACTCACTTCGTAGGAACAAGAAGATCAGGGTGGAGAATACCAGACAAGCCTGAAGAAGAAGGAAATTATCTTCTAGGAATAGATGAAGATGGTGTAGCAGGATGGAAAATGGCTACAGATGATGGATCAGATGTAACACTTGAAGATTTAGGTGGAGCAAAATTAAATGGTGATTGTGAAGAACAATTTAGCGTAAAAGAAGCAACAGATGATTGTCATGCAGTAAACAAAAAGCAATTTGATGATAAAATAGACTGGTTGATAGCACAACCTATAGATGGTGGTTCATATTAGAAAGGAATTAAACTATGGCAGTAATAAAAGAGATACGAATAAGAAAAGGTGATGACGCTAATTTACCAGCAGAAGCAGCTGAAGGTGAATTGTTATTTTCAAAAGATATAGACAAGGTATATATTGGTAAAGGTGCTGGAGTTGCTCCAGTTCCAATAGCTACTAACTTAAGCAATGTTGCACTACTTGATTCAAATGGAAAGATAGATAATTCTGTACTTCCACCATTAGCAATAAGCGAAACATTTGTAGTTGACAATGAATCTGATCAATTAGCACTTGATGTTCAAGCAGGTGACATTGCAGTTAGAACAGATGAGAATAAATCATACATTGCACTAAATTCAGATAATACAGATATGGAAGATTGGCAAGAATTGTTAACCCCAACAGATGCAGTTCAATCAGTTAATGGTGAAACAGGTGTAGTTGTTCTTGATACAGATGATATAGATGAAGGAAATAATAATCTATACTTCACAGATGCAAGAGCACAAAACGCTGCAAAAGGACTAAAACTGCAAGATTTAAGTGATGTTGATGATACTGATCCAGCAGCCGGACAAGTATTGCAGTACGATAGTGGTACTGGTTCATATAAACCTGTAGATGCAGATACACTTGGATCGACAACATTCATTGGGCTAACAGATACAGAAGATGACTATACTGGAAAATCAGAGTATACGCTAAAAGTGAAAGCAGATGAATCTGGTGTAGAGTTTGTAGACGAGTCAATTATTGATGGTGGTATATTCTAATGGACTATAAAACGATACTTCTTCATAGAACATACACTATAGATAGTGTTCCTGACTCTTCAAGCGTAGATATGGGAGAGGTATCGTTGAATACTATAGATGGTAGATTCTATGCAAAAAAAGTTGATGATGATTCTGCTAAACCTAATTTTTGGACATCAAATGATAGGCATATAATGCATAAGAACCAGATAGTGATAAGTGAAGATGCTGAAGTTGAACCTAACTACAATTCACTATCATTAGGTCCTAAAATAACAATAGAAGAAGGATATACTGTAACAGTAGCAGAAGGTTCAGTATGGCAAATTATATAAGGAGAAAACATGGCATTAAAAACAGATAATTTAATACCAATAAATCAATCAGATAAAATTGTTGAGATACATAAGATTGCCAGAGTTGAAAATAACAAGATAATAGATATAGATGATGCAGAAATAGCAGTTGATGCAGGTAGTGCAGAACAGTTAGCTACTGCAAGAACAATTACATTTAATGATGCTGTGACCGGTTCATATCAATTTGATGGAAGCTCTGATGTTGCTGTATCTATGACATTGTCAGATGTGAATGTTGAAAACAAATTATCTGATTTTGATGCTATAACATCATCTGAGGCACAAGATGATTGGAATGGAGCATAAACATGGGATTAAAACAATATATTAGAGATTCAATAAAAACATATTTAACAATAGTAAAAGATGCACTGGATCTAAAATCTGATGCTACGCATAATCATAACCTAAATGATCTATCAGAAAAAGATTATGATAGCCTAGATAATAAACCTGATTTATCAGATCTACACAATCATACAAATAAGACAGTTCTTGATAAGTTTGGTGAAGACTCAGACGGTAAGCCTACTTACAATGGAAATGCAGTTGACACAGTTGTACCACAAAGAGATGTATATGATGGATTAGATTCAGATGACAACACTATATCACTGTCAGCTAAACAAGGTAAAGTACTTAATACGAAGATAACAGATCATGTAGACGATACATCAAATCCACATGGAGTAACTAAAGACCAAGTAGGACTGGATCAGGTTGACAATACATCGGATGTGGACAAACCAATATCTACATCAGTACAAAATGCATTAGATGGCAAATCAGACACAAGTCATAACCATAATGGAGTATATATACCTGTTGGTGGAGACGAAACAATGAATGTTGATTTTGCAACAATATCATTACCAAACGATGGATATATTTATACTAACACGAATAACGACGAAAGAGCAATGCTTAGAGACAATTGCTTAAAGCTTATATCAAAAGCAAGTGATACAGACAATAAAATAACTTTTTGGGTAAATGCATTTGATAATGCAACAGCTATTGAGATACTTGGCAAAGACAACAATGGAGATGTGGTAACAAACACATTTAAAATAACAAAAAATGGTTATGTATCCATAAAGCACAAAGATGGAAGTATACATAACGAGATACCAGTTATATCAGATGGAAACATGTGTCAACAAGACGGAACTGTTGTTCTTGAAAAACCAACTTTTATATTTATGGAGTATGTATCATACAAGCCAAACGATTGGTACACAGGTCACAATGATAGAGAACAGGTGGCACAACTAAACTACCATGCACAGCTACCTATAGATAAAGACGACTTTGATGATCAAACATTCTATTTTAGGTACACTGCACAAGGTTTTGTTACTGCAGAAAGAGATGATGCAGAAAAGAAAAATGGTGAAAACTACAAAATAAAAACATTTACAATACCAGTAAAAGGATTATATAGAGTATATATGGATATAGATTACTATAGACATAAGATGTATACTGATGATTGGTTCGGACTTGGTATAACAGACAGATTAACAGAAACAGATGGAAGTATATCGCACCGATTAAGATCAATCCAGGTAATGACAGACGACTATAAGACTGCATCAGGAGATGATGTAAAAGGTCAATATAGATATACAGGTGAAAACTATTGGGTATTAGATGAAGGTGTTGAATTTACTCCTGCAATTCAAAGTTTTGATAGTGGATTCATTATACAAGCACAGGTCAAAGTTGAATTAATAGAAAGGAGAACATAATGTTTGAAAAAGACATAGAAAAATATAAACAGCAAGCACTACTGTTTATAACAGGAAAAGAGTTAAGTGAGGGTGAAATCGATATTGAAGTATCAAAGTTGTCTGAAGACTTAAAAACAATATTTGATAAGAAAATAAATGAGTATTATATAATTAATTTAAAATCTGAGATACATGGATTAATAGAAGATTTATATAGAGACAAATATTTAGAGATAGCGTCTGCATTAAGTGGTAGAAAAATAAACCAAGCTGGAATTGAAGCATACAAGGTTAAATATCAAAAGGCAGTACAGTATTTATCTGGTCAAATACAAATAATACCAAAAGTTATAGAGCTAGAAGCTTTAAGTAGAGGCATAGATCCAGCACAACTAATAAATATAATATATTACAAAGGCAAGGCATGGAACAACATTGTAGATACAGTACTGCTTGCATTTGAGACATCAAGAGCAAAGATACAAAACAAGACAAGCGAAGAAGAATTGCTTAATGCATATAACAAGTTGATAGAAATAAAAAAAACTTCATTTGCAAATCAAGAAATTTTAGCAAATATAGAAAATTATGTGTTAGAATTAGTAAAGGATTTATAATGAGAAGAATATGGAATATATCTATACACTGTAGTGCAACTCCAACTGGATCAGCATTATCATACGATAAGTATCATAGAGAACATAATGGATGGTCTTCAATTGGATATCACTTTGTTATAGGAAACGGAATAACAACTGATGGGTACATCAAGTCATTAGATGGTCAAATAGAAACCGGTAGATCACTTCAAAGAGACCCAGCAGCAGTAAGAGGATACAATAGTGGAATGATAGCTATTTGTTTGACTGGATCAGATTTTGATGATTTCACCAAAAAGCAATTTAAGTCACTTAGAAAATTACTAAATGATTTGATTAATAAATATGATATTGCATTAAACAATATAAAAGGACATAGGGATTTTAGTACACCTGAGCATCCAATATATAAAAAATGTCCATGTTTTGATGTTCAAGCATTTCTTGATGGAAAGATAAAGGAGTAAACTATGGCACTGATGGATTTTAATCTTGGAGATATTGGATCAGTATTTAAAGATATCAGAGAAAGCATTACTGGAGAAGTTATAGAAGACCCAGTAAAAAGAGCAGAATTAGAAGTCAAGCTAAAAGCATTGCAAAACGAGCTTTTGAAGGGTCAAATGGCAATAAATCAAGTAGAGGCTTCAAGTAAATCACTATTTGTATCTGGAGCTAGACCTTTTGTAGTGTGGATCGGTGGATTTGCATTGGCATATGAGTTTATAGCTGCACCATTTTTGCACTCAATATTCAATGTGTACGGTTATGATTTTCCGTTACCTGAATTAGATAGTGGAACATTAATGGCTCTAGTATCAGCACTGCTTGGTATTGGTGGATTAAGAACATATGAAAAGGCTAGAGGAATACATAACAATGTTGCTGAATAATGAGTATGTAAGCAACATTAGGAGATAATTTAATGTCGAATATTAGTGTAGCAATTAATCTTCATATATGTCTCCTTGATGTTTTCTCCTATACAACATATTGCTACACATTATTCGATATATAAAAGGAGTAAATATTATGTATCACAGTGTATATGGATATACAAAAATAGTGTCACCAAGAGGCATAGATATAACAATTAAAATAAGAAACAAAGAAAAAACACAGATCTATGGAAATTACAATATAAAACTTAAAATAATAACAGAAATTGATAAATGTACAATAGTTGATGAAATACCTATTGAATGCAATAGTGATGATACATATACACTTCCATCTACTATATCAAACAGATTATCAGGTTATTACTATATAATATTTATATTAACTGACAAAACTTCTGGAGAGATACAAGAAGACAGAAGTAGATTGATTATAACGGAGTAAATATTATGAGTGAGAACTGGAAAAATAAACCAAAACTAAAAGATCTTAAAAAGGATTATGATAACAGTAAAACCTTTAGAGACTATATGGTTGATGAGATAAACAATAGAATAAAATTATACAAAGAAGAAACAAGAGATGTAAAGCAGAGAGCTGGTTCTGAAAGAATGAAGTCAAGATATACATCTAATCTTATAAAAAAGCAACTAAGATGGGTAATACCAAATATAGAGGAACCTATACTTGCCACTGATGCATTGTTTAAATTGAATGCTAAAAATATTGAAGCAGTAGAACAAACTGGGATAAACAAAGATACACTAAATCATCAATGGAATATAGAAGTTGGTAAAACGAGCTTTATAAATAGAAGTGTAAGAAAGTTTGCAATAGAAGGTGTAACTGTAACAAAAATTGGATGGACTGTAAAAACCAAAAAAGAGAAAGTTGCTACACAAAAAACAATATATACATCTGATCCAGCAAGAGTAAATGAGATATTAATAAAAGCTCAACAGGATCCAGAGATGTTTAATAAGCTAAAACAAATGTATGAACAACAAGGTCAAGTACCATGTGGAGCAGAGATAGTAATAGATGAAAAAGATATAGTTATTGAAAACAGACCAAAACTAGAAGTAAGGGATAATAGAGCAATAATAATAGACCCTAAAGCTAATGGTGTATGGGAAGATGTAAAATTTGTTATAGATATATGTGAAACAGATTACTCAACATTAAAAGGAAATGATTCATATTTTAATCTTGACTATGTAAAGAAATATATAGAATCAAAATTTGGTGATGAATATCCAACATATAATGACATAATAGACAAAGATACAGAAGATTATGATACATTTCAATTCTCAGATCTTGCTAGAAAAAAGATTACAATGTATGAATATTGGGGATATTGGGATGTAAATGGTGATGGAACACTAGTATCAATTGTAGCTTCCTGGATCGGAGATAAGCTTGTTAGGCTTGAAGAAAATCCATTTCCTCATGGAGAGATACCATATGCAGTAGCCACTTTTGAACCAGATGCTGATTTGTTTATAGGTGAGTCAGATGTCAACCTGCTTGAAGAAGATCAAAAAGGCATGACAGGTACAATTAGAGCTATGCAAGATATAACAAATGATGATGCAATAGGTCAAGAGTTTATTGATGGATCAATATTTGAGAGTGCAGTTCAGAGACAAAATTATGAAAAAGGTAAAACTGTATGGCTAAGAAAAAATGCTGATCCAAGAAATGCAATATACAGAAAAGAAACTAAGCCAGTACCAAATGTTCTATTTAATATGAAACAATTATATGGAGAGCATGCAACCCTGCTAACAGGTGTTGAAGAAATGGATGGAGGAGCTGGTTCAAGAAAGCAACAAAGTTTAAGTGGACCTCCAATATCTACAGATGCAAAAACAAATAGAGAAATGGGCGTATTAAGAAGATATTCTGCAATGCTAGAAAGAGTTGGCAAACTAATATTATCGATGAATAAGGAGTATCTACTTACTGGATATGCATATACAAAGCATAATAAAATAGAAATAATAAAAGATATAAAAGCACTAAGAGATGATTTTCATGTATCAACAAAAGTTCTCACCAATGCAATGAGTGATGCTATAGCAGCAAAGATAAACTTTATGTTACAAACAAATGGATCACATATGTCTCCAAAACTAGCTATGATACATTACAAAGATATTGCAGAATTATGGAATAGAGAAGACCTGGTTCGAGCAGTTGACAACGAAATGAACCAGCCTCCATCAGAGCAAGAAGTAATGATGCAACAACTAGAGCTTGAAAGGCTTAAACTTGAAAATAACAAGGTCAAATTAGAGATATTAACTAAAACAAAAGAGATGGAATACAAAGATGCATTGATAGCTGAAAAACTTGGTAAACTAGATACTGAAATAGTTAAAGATAAAGCCAAAGCAGAACTTGATCTTGCACAAGCAGAAAAAATGGATGCACAAGTTAAACTGTTTAACCAAGAGTTTGAACTTATAGATACAGGTACAAAACGAAAATGGGAAAAAGAAGATAACGAGTTCCATCATCTAGCAAACCTTGAAAGAGAAGAGGTTAGAACTGCTAGAGAGCAAGAAAACATAAAGCTTAAAGAAGAGAAAACTTCAAAAGAAAAAAATATTGATTACATAAAAGAGGGAACATTGGAGAACCAGTCATACGATGCAGCAGATGATATATTTAGAAATATATTAACAAAAAATAGTTTAGACACAAAAGATATAACAAAAGATGTTCCAAATATAAAGAGAATGCCTGGTACTCCACAACCAATGAAGAAAAAAGGAGTAAAGGTTGAAAATGATATAATATCACAAATACCGAAAGGAGATATAGATGCCAGTAACATATGATGATGTTGAAACATTGGAGCTTGGTAAAAAAGCAAAGATAGACCAACTAGCAAATTTGAAGCTTGAAAATGATATGGCACAAGCAGATAGACAACTTGATGCAGAAAAACAAATGCTTAATGAAAAGCAAGATTCTGCATTAACAGAAGATGCTTTAGCATTCATAGATGAAATGGATAAGGCTCATGATAATGGTGAAGATCCAATGAAAATATTTCAAAGTCTTACACCTGAATTACAGCAAAGAATATCAGAGATATTTGAAAACAAAAGAGGTCAACAACAAAATGATGGTGATATGGATGATTTTCAACCTATGCCAATGAATCCAAATAATCCAAATCCAGGACAACCATTAATGGATGGTTCAGGACAAGGAAGAGGTATGGGAAGGCAAATAATGGCTCAACAAGGTCAAGGTCAACCAATACCTCAACAAGCACCAAGTACAACTGATATAGCAAAATCTATAGCTACAAACATTTAAAATATATATAGGAGAAAACATTATGGAAGAAACAACAACACTAGAAGAACTAATAGAACAATACAAAGATGTGTCAACAGAAGATATAAAAGCAGACCTTGAATATGCAAACAGTGAGCTAAATGACTGCAAAAGCATAATAGACAAGTTCAATGCATTAAAAGCATTAGAAGACAATGAAAACTGGAAAGCATTCAAAGAGATGTATTTCAAAGATGAAAAAGATAGAATTGCAGCAGCATTAACATCAACTCAAAAGTTTAGAGTCGAAGCAGAACTTCAATTACAACAAAAGCTTTCATCAATTAGGCATCTAAAAATGTTTATAGAAAACATTGAAACTCAGGCTATAACAAATGAACAATTTGTTGAAGAACTAACAGAAAGAGTTGAACAACTTGAATCTATTTTAGAGGAGAGAGAAAATGGCAGAAAATAAACAAAACAATGAAGAAGTAGTTGATCTTGACAATATGAGTGATGAAGATTTTATTGCATATATGAATAAATTTCAATATGAAAATGAAAACTTTACACTAGAAAATAGTGACAGTGAATCAGTCAATCAAGAACCAGTAGCAAACACTGGTTCAGAAGAAGTTAAGGAAAGTAATGATAATATTGATGTTGATGATGATTCTCAAAGTGAAGATCAGAATATCGACACTGAACAAGAAGTAGAGAAATCAGAAAATGATGACGAAAATATAGAAGTTGAAACCTCAACTGGTGATGAAAATCAGCAAGAAGAGATTGAAACTGAAAATACTGAAGTTAAGACAGATGACAACGATTTGCAAAAGCAATTAAAAGAGTTAAAACAATTCAGGGAAGCTTTTAACAAGAAAGTTGTTATAGATGGAGTCGAACTACCAGCAATATCAGATCCAGACAAACTAATAGAGATGCAAAAAAGGTTTGTTGAGTATGAAAAGAAATTAAACAATTATGAAAAAAATAGATCTGTATATGAAACGCTTAGTGAAACAGGACTCTTAGAAGATAAAGAAAAGTTAGCATTGTTACTTGATGTGGCAAAAGGTGATCAAGATGCAATAAAAACTATTCTTAAGCAAAATAATCTAAATCCTTTAGAATTGGATATAGATGAATTTGATGGTAAAAAAGTTGATCCAAACGAATACTTTGCCAGTCCAATTGAATTAAAATTTAAAGACATGGTTGAAGAATCAAGGGATCTAGGAATAGAAGATAAACTATCTAAAGATGTTTTGAGTACTTGGGATAATGATGCAATAGCACAATTACTCCAAGATGAACAATCAAAACATACATTGTTAGAGCATCTTCGTACTGGTTCATTTTACAAAGTAAAAGAGAAGATCATAGATAATATGAGAACTGATTTTACAGGTGATTTTAAAAGCAAGAATGCTTTTGAGCAATATGCTATAGCTAGTCATCAACTAGCAGAAGAACTTAATAAGCAACAGCAACAACAAGAACCGGTACCAGTAGTAGATAATGTTGAAGTACCTGCTGAAAAACCTGCTAAAAAGGCTCCTGTGGTTGACACTAAAAAAGAGGAGGATAGATTAGCAAAGGCAAAAAAAGCAAGTAAATCTAGCAATACTACAAACAGTGAAACGGCTAAAGGTGGATCTAAATTAGAAGATCTAAATGATGAGGATTTCCTCAAAGCTATGTATAGCATGATATAAACCATATAGAAAAGGATAAATTATGGCAGATTTTAACGGACAAAGATATAACCAAGGTGGAGAAAATCCAGCTACTTCGAGTGCAGGACCACAGTTAAATGATTTTCATTTTAGTAGATTCGCAGTACTAGAGGCTGCTTACAAAAAAGTGTTCTCACAAATGGTTGCAAGAAGAACTCAGCCGAAGCATTTCGGGGTCACAATCAAGAAGTATCACGAGTATCCAATTCTTCATGATGCAAACATTAACGATCAAGGTATTGATGCAAATGGTGTAAAAATGACAGCTGGTAAATGGTACTCTTGGACAGATCCAACAGATCCGGCAACAAGACAAGAGCACGATACAAAAGCTGATGCATTAGCAAGAGCTGGACAAGTTCGTATTCAAAAAGGTGATGGTAACTTATATGGTTCAAGTAGAGACTTTAATGTTCAAAATGGTGCATTCCCAATTCTTGGTGAAGAAGGTGGAGCAGTAAACATTGTTGGTACATCAAGAGATATTATTGAGGCTAAAATTAAAAGATATGGTTTTGCGATCCAATATACTCGAGCAGCAATGGATCTTGATACAGACAGTTCTCTATTGGTTAAAGAGGTTAAAAAAGTTGGTGAAGCTTATGGTGATATTAGAGAAGCTCAAATCAGAAATGAATTGATCACACAAGGTATGCAAAATGCTACATATGGTGGTTCAGCTACTCAAATCAGTGAAGTTGATGAAACATCTCAATTAACATTCAGACTATTAAGAATGCTTAAGTCAAGTCTTGATACAGCTAGATGTCCTGTAGATACAAACATGATTACTGGTTCAACAAAGATTGCTACTAAGACAATTAAAGCTGCAAGATATATCTATGTACCACAAGAAGTTGTACCTGCTTTAGAAGACTTAGAATACAATGGTAAACTACTTTGGGAAGATGTTGCAGAGTATGCTGATGGTGGTAATGTAACAGACGCTATGGCAGAGTCTAAATCAAATGTAGCACAAGGTGAAATTGGTAGAATTGGTTCATTCAGATTCATCGTTGTTGAAGGTATGCCTTACTGGCAAGGAATGGGTGCAGACGCAACTGACGGAGCAGATAATGATGGCGATGGTATTGAAGATGCAGCTGACAATATTCATGTTACAGATGGTAATTATGATGTATTCCCATTACTAGTTGTTGGTTCTGAAGCAGCTGAAACATATTCACTACAAGGTGAAGTTGCTAAAGTTAAACATGGTGCTCCAAGAGTAATTCCTAATGTTGATAACCATGGAGATAGAGGATCAATTGCTATTGATTGGTGGTTCGGACTACTTGTGAATAAACCTGAGTGGATAAGAACTGTTTTGGTGAGTTCGAAAATTGCCTGATTTTATTAGCATAGTATAGCATAATTCGGAACCACTCTGGCTAGAAATTCTACAAGCCCCTAGAAATAGGGGTTCTTCAAACATTACAAATAATCATAATTTTATTAATGTTAATTATAGTAAATGGATAAGAACTGTTTTGGTAAGTTACTTAAGTGTTACCTAAGTAAACCATTAAGCGTTATCGAAGCCATATTTTGTTATAATTGTATTATCTAAACAGAAAGGACATATATGACAAGTATAACTAAAGTATTTAATGGAGAGCCGTTACCAATAGAAGTAATCAATGATAGAGAATTTATGATTGATGTATCAGGTGTTATTAACGCATATAATAAGGAACATGGAACATACAAGAGATTTTCAAGATGGAAGGATGATGCTGTAGGATATATAGACGCTGTGCGAGCTGGCACAAACTTAAAGCAAGATAAATTGATATTTGAAAGTGGAAATGTAAAAAAGATACACAATAAATTACTTATTAGCTTTGCAAGATACTTATCTGATGAATTTGCAGTGTGGTGCGATAACACAATCTATGATATTCTTCTTGGACTAAAAGATGATCAAATAGAAAAACTTACAAATGAAAAACATGTATGTAATATATATTTTAAAAATGGAAAAAATTACACATCTTGTAGAGGACTGGTTCAGCACACAGGAATCGAGTATGATGAAAAAACAATTAAACAAAATTTGTTTACAATGGGATATATTGAGCCATACTATAAAAGAACAAAACACTGGAGAGTTACAGAAAGAGGTAAAAAAACTGGATTATTTGATCTCGATAATGCAGGAACAGTACTATACGATATTGACAGGATAGAAGATGTGCTAAAAACAAAAGTTATCGAAATGAAAAACAGTAATCATATATTAAGAAAAGTTCATGTTTATAATGGATTTACAGGAGAGTACCATGCAACATTTGATAGTCATAGACAAGCAGAACGAGAACTTGGAATAAGCAATGTAAGTCAAGTTGTTGATGGTAAAAAAGATCATGTAAGAGGAATGGTATTTATTGAATCAGAAGAACCGAAAGATAAGATTGATCCACTACCAGAAGAAAAGCTAAAGAAAGTATTTAGAGATATAAATGTATTCAAAGATGGAGTATTCATTGAAAGATGCAAAACAGCTAAAGAAGCAGGTGAAATTGGTGGCAATGGAGCAACACAGGTAAGAAGACTACTTAAGAGTGGAAAACAAAACAATAAAGGATATTCATATGCATATGCAGAATTAGACTTTAAAAGAAGAAGACCAAAAGAATATAATAGCAGAAAACGATCTTAATTAAAGGATACAATACAATGGAATTAAATATAAAAGGATTAGTTATACAGAAAGCAGGACTAAGGATAGAAGAAACAGACAATAATGAAATTCTATTAAAGTTTGATACAAATGACAATAAACATCAAGTTCAGTTTATACTATCAAAGATAGAAGAAAAAATACTATTAAATTATTTACTATCAAGAAGAAAATAACAATTATTACAATGAACCAGCACATAACTGGTTCATAGAAACATAAGTTACTTCTTACATTTTTTACCTTTACATTTACGCTTCTTCTTACAAGCCATGCAAACTCCTTTCATATAATGGAATACAATATTATAACACTTATCAGTTTATATATGGTACAATATCACTAAATACATCATAAAGGATATATACGATGAGAAAACAAGATGATGAATTATCTAAAATGAGAAGAGATGATCTGTTAGCGTATGCAAAAGAAGAGTACAATATTACTCACTTTCCAAATGCTAAAGATCCAGAAACTCCTATCAAAAGAGAAATCATAGAAGAAATTAAAAGAGAAGAAAAACAGATTGATTCATTTATGAATACTAAACCTGCTGGTTCAGAACAACCTGTTAAGAAAAAGAAGAAAAGAAAAACAGCTAGAGAACTTAAACAAGAACTATTAGCACTTAAAAGAGTAATTGTTACTGAGCTTAGAAAACCAATGAATTTCCAAAATGATGACTCAAATAGAGTTGAGTTTATTACTTGGGGAAATGAAGTTGTTGGTACACATACAAATAGAGTTGTATTTAATACTCCATGGATGTTACCTGTTGGATGTATTAGAAACTTGGAAAATGTAATGTATTCACCAATCGATAATAAAAGATCAACTGTACCAAGAGCATTGCCACCAACAAGAGCATATAAGATTGAGTACTTAGATCTACCATCAGAACAAGAACTTAAGCAAATTGCTGAAAGACAAAAACTAAGAGAAGCACAAGGAGTGTAAAATGCCTATACCATATCATGGAGATACAGATTATACTATTGATGACCTGGACACAGGTGTAGATGATAGTAATGCGTTGGATTCGCTTAAAGACATTATAGACAAAATAGACCCAGACGGATATACTGTATCCATTGATGAATTGGTTGGAGATAAAACACTTGAAAATGGTGGAGCTTTAGGAGATATCCTAGAGCTTTTAAGGCTTCATATAAATGATATGAAGAACAAATCAGAATTAACATCACAGATGACTGGTCAAGTTTATTCTGCAATGATTCAACAAGCTTTAACTAGTGCAATAGACTTTTTATATAGATCAAAAGATATGCAGCAACTAGATAAGCAGAGAAGTTTGGATCTAGTTAAGAAGATGTTTGATATAGAATTATCTAAACTAAACAATGATGATGTTCAAACAAAGCGTAAGCTAGATATATTCAACTTGAAGTTTCTAAAACCATTAGAACATGAGCAAATGATTGAACAAATTGAAGGCTTACATGTTGAGCATAATATTAAGCAATATGAACTTGACGAGTTATTACCAATAGATAAAGACACAAAAGAATACACGCTCAATAATACAATGCCAGTTCAAAATGCATTGACAAACGAACAAATGTATAAAACAATAGCAGAAAAAGACTTAACAGATGCAGAACGATATATAAAAAGCTATTACAATGATGAAATGCAACCTATTGAAAAAGATATATTGAATAATCAGAAAAAAACTGGAGATATAGATGTAGAAATAAAAGATTATTATAAAGAGGATATGCAACCTATAGAGAAGTCTATATTGGATTATCAAAGAGATACAGCAGCAAAAGACCTTGATGCAAAAGAATATTATAATAGCTATATGCAACCAATTGAAAAGGATATACTTGAAGAACAAGAACTTGTACAACATAAAGATAACGAGATCAAGCAATACTATATCGATAATATCCAACCTCTTGAAAAAGACGAACTAGAAGAAAAAGAATTACTTGCAAATAAAGAAAATGCTGTAAAACAATACTATATAGATGAAATGCAACCTGTTGAAAAGCTCATGTTAGATGATGAACATTGTATAAAGTCAACTGATTGTGCAATAAAAATGTATTACAAAGATAATATTCAACAAAAAGAATTTGAACTAACTGAAAAAGAAGTTGATCTAAAAACAGAACAAATTGCACTAGAACATCAGAAAACACTTATTGCAGAAAAAGACCTTGATCTAAAAATAAAAGAGCTTAGCTTAAGAGATAAAGAGATTGAGTTAACGGGAAAAGAGTTAGATTTAAAAGAATATGAATTTGATGAAATGATGCCACTAAGAAAAGAATTGCTAAATAATCAATCTCTATTAACAGGCAAACAAGCATGTGTACAACAAGCAGAATGTGATATAAAAAATTATTATCACAATGATATTCAACCATATGAAAGAGATCTTGCACATGCAAAAGCATTTCAAGAGGAGGTAATGGCAGGTAATTATACAATAGAAGATTCAATGGCTAAAAAGAAAATAGACCTAATGAATACACAACAAATATTATATGAGAGACAAACACTATCGTATGATGATCACAAGTGGCAAAAACTGCTTGAAACACAAACAAATTATCAATCAATGATTTATGCAGACTTCGTAGGTGTTCCAGAAGTATTAACATATGCATTAAACGATCATGTAAAAACAGTTTATAGTAAACTTAATCCTGACGATACAATATCATAGGACAAGACAATGGGACTAGGTTGGTTTAGAGGAAAACGAAAACATGTTCAATCAATAACTTTTCAAGAAATGAAAAGTACACCATTTGCAGAATATGAATATGCTAGAAAACAAATAGCGTATTCTCTTCATGGCAATTGGGATAGATATGGCTATGAATTATGGAAGTATAAACATGGATATAAGCATAAAATAAGTGATAGTGTAGCAGTAGCACTAGATGCATTACCTCAATCATTAGACATGAGCCTAGTATCATTTGAAGACATAAGAAACTGGATCTTAGATGGTCATGATGAATATGGCGATTTTCAGTCAATAGAAACATTAGATGACAAAGAAAAACAAATACTTGGACACACAGATGAAGATCCACCAATAGAAGATATAATTCATGAATATATGAATAGAGAACATCCAGATATGGCTTATCTTAGATATGATGATGAAGAAGATTATCATTATTATTGCAATCAAAGTTCTGGTGATCCAGATGAGAATACGATTAGATGGAAAATAGTAGATCAATACTTTCAAAATGACAAATCAGAAGCAGTATTAGAATATCATGAATATGGTTATCATATTGAAACAACTGAAGATGATCCAGACACAGAAGAAGATGAATCATCAGAGGAATTGGTACAAGATGATAATGGAACTGGATCATTTACATTTGATTGTAGAGAGTACTTTTATGCTAAAGTATTTTATATAAATACATCAAATGAATTGGATGTATATAAATGGATATATGTACCATATCATTTTTATACAGATGGATATACACAGGACACTGGATCAAATACATTAACATTTGAACCAGTATTTGAGATAAAAACAGAAAACAATGCAGATTCAGATTATATGCAAAATCAGAAGAAAATGCTTAGGCAATATGGTATAGAGCTAGAATCATTGCAAACACTAATAGATAACGGTAAAATAAGTGACTTAAGAGTTACACATGCTGTTGCACCAGACGATGGTGTAAAATCAGCAGCAATAGCTAAGTATTTATATCAATTCTTTTCACAAGTTACTGGTGATGATTTTTCTGAACAAGAACATCTTGGGAGCGAAACAAATAGAGAAATAAAATTTACGCTATCAAATGATCTTGAAGTGAAACAAAAATTTTATCTCGAAGAACAAGTAGTTGAGGAATCATTTCCTAGACCAAGTGATTTTTATGAATATAAGCTAAAGCTTGTTCAAAAGGTTACAAACAAGGATATGTATTATGATGAAGTTAAAGAGGCATACGATTATTGGATAGATGGTTCAGAAACAAATATTAAGCTAATGTATTCAGCACTAGAAATGAAACAGATAGAGGAACCAGACAACAACTCATATCAAGAAGCATTCGCCAAACTTCCACCAAAGGATTGCTGGAAAGACACATATCTAAGTAAATATGAATATGTATTTTGTGAAAACGATATAGATAATATGAATGAAATAATGCATGATGTACTGTTTGATACATCAGATCCTAACAACGAGATACAACTATGGGAGATAGATTCAACATATACAAAAAGAGCAAGAACAATACAAAATGATGAAGAGGAACGACTATATATAACAATAGAAAAAATTGATACGCCAGCGATGTTTTATAACGATGAGGACACAACAAGATATGTAGGGGCAGTAAAAACAGTAGTAATAAACCTATACTACAAAATAGATGACAATTCGTATAGGCATTTTAGATTCAGAAATGGAAGACTCGAATACAAAGTTGATGGACATACTGCAATTGTTAGACATGAAAAAATAAATGGTGAATTTAGAATCTTTATGTTAAATGGCTATATGAACAATCTTAGGTTTAAAGAATACACTGCATTGCATGATAGATCATTGTGTGCACTTGTGTATGTTCATCAAGTTATAAAAATACATTGGTATCAAAGAGCTGGATGGAGAATAGTTGTACAAATAGTAGTATTGATAGTAACATATTATACTGGTGGTGCAGGATCAGTATTTGAATTCCTAATAGATGTTGCAGTAAATATAGCAGTTGGATATGTTGCATCAAAAATTGCATCAATGATAAGTGGAAGATGGGGTGCTGTTGTTGGAGCAGTTATTGCTGTTGCATTATTAATTTTAACAAAAAAAGTTGATGTAGATAATACTAGTCAATTATGGCTTGCTACTGCAGATGAATATACAAAATTACAATCACAACAGTTGGCAGACGAAGTTGAGGCAATGCAAAAAGAATATGAAAAATATAAGAAAGAAATAATAAAAAAAACAAGAATGTTACAAGAATATATTGATGCACAAGATCAAAAAGGTTACTCCAAAGAAACAATAATAACAAACATAGCAAACCAAGCGTACTGGGAAGGATATGATGGTCCAGAATTAACAAGTGAACTATTTGATAAACTAACAGAATCTGAATTATTTGGAGAAGAGATAAAACCTATAGACTACAATTTAGCTGAAACAGAGTATAATAAAATAGTTGAGATACCAAGAAATGTATATGAATTTGAAGATAAGATGAGAGAAATAACATACTTTGGATCAGACCAATTTAGAACATAAGAAAGGATATAATTATGACACAACCTACAGATAATACTTACTCTCCACAATATGGAGATTATTCATATGCAAGTGGATATGAACCAATGGGTTCAAATCAAAATGTTAGGACAACCGTTAATGGTCAAAATGTATACAATAATGGAATACAAGCACCTAAGATAGCAGATCTTAATTGGAGTAAACAATCAGGATATTCAAATGGATATGTTGAACCTTCAATGTATGAAGGAGAATATTCAACTGCATCTACACCAACAACATATGAGAAAGCAGATTATAATGTACAGTATGGAGTTGATCAACAACAAAAAACAGGTGCAGCTACTGGTTCAGGAACAGGTAGCACAGGTGGTGGAATGACTGCTGCAGGATGGACAAATGCAGGTATAAATACAGTTACATCAATAGCAAACCTATACAATGCATACCAGTCAAATAGACTTGCTAGGAAAACATTTAACTTTAATAAAGATATGATGGAAAGAAACTACAATATGGTTCTTGATGAATATAATCAAAGAACAAGAAGAACAGATGGTATTCAAAGACAACTAAGTGGAGAATCATATAGTTCAGCAAATCAAAATGCTAGAAGTTATTCAGACAGAACAGGAACAAAACCTAAATAAGGATAAGATATGGCTAATTACAGAGTACCAAGATTTGCACCTACAACACTACAGGCACCAAGATTACAAAGCTATGGAGATGCATTAGCACCTATAGCTAATTGGGCTGACAAGATGCAACAACTTGAAGAAAAGAGAAAAGATATAGAGTCTCAAAGAGATTTTCTAAGAGAAAGAGATACTGTTAAGATGCAACACGATTTTGATGTGGCAGCACAAAACAATGACTATGCATTAGATAGAATGGATATCCAAAATGATTTTACTCGCGAACAAAATGAAGCGAATAGAGGATTAACTAGAGAACAAATGGCTCAAAATGATGAGCATTTTAACAAAAATTATAATCTTACAAAAACTAATGCAGATAGAACATATGGACTAAAAACTAGAGAGTTAAACCTAAAAGAGAGAACATACACAGATGCACAAAATGCTCAAAAAGCACAACAAAAACAAGCAGAAGCAGTTGGTTCAATTATTGGACAATATTTAGCACCTACAGCAGATCCAATGAGAAAGGGAGTAATAGGAAAAGAAGAAACATGGGATACAGCAGAAGTTGATAATGTTGCAAAAAAATATGAACCAAAATTAAAAACAATAGATACAAAAATGAATTCAATACTTGACAGATTACCAGAAGAGATGCCTGATAGTATAAAACAGGAGCTAAATAAAGGCAATATTGAAGCAGTTGAAAAATGGGCTAAAAAGAACGATCCTAAGGATCCATTTAGATATGATTTTAGAAGTCTTCCAGCACTAGCAAAAGAATATAAAGAACTTAATACTCAAAGAGAAACAATACAAGGAAAATATGAAACCGATCTTAAGAAAGCACCAAAAACAAAAAAAAATATTTATGGTAAAGTGTTTGATCCAGACAAGAAGCTTGTAGATATAGACAATAAAATAAGTGGATTAAATCAAGCATTAGCAATGACAAATAATAGAGCAACTCAAACACAATTATTGTCAGCTATAAATATATTAAAAAATGAATATAGTGATGTATATAATAAATACAAGAAGTCAATAGTAGAAAAACAAGCTAAAGGAATTGCAGATAGAGCTAAAGCATTTGTTGATAAGCAAGATAAAGTAACTGATGCTAGATTAGATATTGCAAAAATGAAATATCAAGAAGCTCTTAAAAGTGGAGATCAGGGCAGAATAGCAGCAGCAGAAAAAGAGTATCAAGATTTGGTAAACAACTTATCTTATGGAAAAAAATAAGAACCAGTCATCACTCTGGTTCTAAGTTGTTATATGTTATAATGCTATATGTAACTTATTGAGGAGTGCCTTACTCTTAATCGCTGGAGTATTTTGACAGCTCTTGTCAAAGTATTCCTCAATGAGTTATATGCGATTAAAAGATTAAGGCACTTTAATCAGCACTCATTAAATTTTATTGTTAAGTCCTTAGAAAGGAAAATATCATGGATATTTTAGTAAAAGAAGAAAATGGATTAATCTACTCTACTGTGGATTTAATTGCAAAACATTGTGAAGTAAATACAAAAAGCACGCAGGAATTAATAGTTAAAAATATAGATATGTTTAAAAAACTATCTGATGGAATTAAAAAAGATATATTGTCAATGTCCGTTTCAAACGGAGATTTAAAAATTCCTGAACTTAAATTGGTAATGTCAAAAACAGGCAAAACGATAGATTGGAAAAATACTAAACTATATCAACCACATATAGAAGCATTATTAATGTTAATGAAAAATACAAAAATAGTAACACAGCATAAATTTGATTTAATTAGAGAGTTATTTGTATTAAGAGCAAAAACTTTAATGCAAGAATATCAAAATAGAATGTTGCAGAAAGAAAGAGATATGCTATTGTTGGAGAAAGAGAATAAAAAGTTAGAGAAGAAAGTCAGAAAACTTGAACTTGATAAATTCATAGATTGGGATGAAGATTATACAACAGCTTCAAGATATGTGAAAGAGCATCCAGAATTAAATATAACAGCATCAGAACTACTTGACTTATTATCAGATAAAGAGCTTATAGAGACTAAAATAGTTACAAGACAAGTTAGAGTTCCAGTTGAAGGAAAATCTATTAATGGAAAGAATGGAACACTTTTAGTAAAAGAATTTGATATAGACAAACTATTCAAAATCTAACTCACTCAATATGAGGGAGTTAAAAACAAACAACAACCTAAGAACCAGTCACCCCCTCCATCTGGTTCTAAATCCCTTAATGATATAATGTTAACAATACATTAAAATATAAAGGGATATATATGCCTAACTATGACAAACAATATCAACAAGCAAAAGATGCATTAAGTAATGAAATGAATGATTTTAATAGTCCTGAAGCAATTCAAAGAAGATATGAAGAGTGGAAAAGAGATTATGAGGCAGCACAAGAAAGTGCAAGCCAGGAAATGTATAACACAGATCTCGCATTGGCTAGATCAAGGAGAGATGCTCAAAGTCAAGAAGAAATAGATGCTAGAAAATCTGATTTGATATTCGATAATGATGGAACGCTTAGGAATGATTCAGATATTACGAAAGCATTGAAATCTGCATGGAACAGTACAGTTGGAAAACTTGGTGAGCCATTAAAGTTTGATATAATGGACAATGGTAAAAGAGTTGACTCAGGAAATAAAGCATATGATTTATCTGGAAACTCATTCAGTAAGATGTCAGATGAAGAGTTTCTTAACTACTATAAAAGTGCTCCTGATGATCCAGATGCTCAAAGTATATTATATTCATATAGAAAATATGATGGTAAAGATAAAGATGGAAAAGATAAATATTTATATAAGGTAGGAAAAACAAATGCATCAGCATGGGATAGAGTAAAGGGAAACTTTGCACGACAAGGTATAGAACTATTGTCAGAAAAGAGATTTGGTGGTGCAGATGAATATGAAAGAGAATTCCAAAAAAGATTTATAAAAGATAGAGCAATAGATAAAGGTAATAACTACAAATCAGGATTCAATTTCAATGATGGATATACTGAGTTTTATGATAGAGACATATTAGGTGCTGATAATGGTCAAACAACTAGAGACACTAGACAAAATATGCTTGAATCACAAGTAAAAGGTGATGAATACTATAAGAAACACGCTGGTTCAAATAATTGGTACATGGGAGATAAACACTCATTTAGAAGAGATCTTGCATCAGGTACAACACAATTAGCAGGTGGACTAGTTGATCTATTGTCAACAGGGCTTGGATACGCATTAGAAAAGGCAGGAGTAGAAAACGACTTAGAAAACAATATAGGTGACTATATGCAAGAAAATGCTGCCAAATGGGCTGGCAAAGACGCACAGTATGAAAAAGAAGCAATGAGAGAGTCTATTGCAGCATTTAGAAGAGGAGATTATTTTGATGCTGTATTTAATGATCTAGGTGCAAAATCAGGAGTTCTTGTAGAGTCATTACCGGAAATGGGTTTAATGTTTGCAGAAGGACCAGCAGGTTGGGCAGCAGCAAGTAAAAAAGTAGCTAATGCAGCTAAAGTGCTATCAAAAGCAAGAGAAGAACTTGCATGGATCAAAGGTGCAAAAGGTGTAGCAAATACACTTGAAGGAGCAAAAAAAGCTCAAAAGCTAGAGAGTCAAATAGTTAGTGCTACAAGAGTTATAGAAAAGGCAGGTCATAGTGTAGATGATATAGAAAAGCTTGTTAACCCATCAGTGTTTGCGAAACTTGGAAGCAAACTATCTAAGGATGCAGGATTTAATGCTGTATGGGCTAAAAATACAAATGAAATAGTTGAACAAAGAAAGCAAGAAAAAGGTGGACAAGATGTTTCACTTGGCGAAGTGCTTGGAATAGCAGCATCACAATACTTACTAACAGGTTTAGATAAGTGGACATTTGGTGATATAGCAAAATCTCCAGCAATACTTAACTCGTTAAAATCTGCATACAAAACAGCTAAAGATGCAGGAATGGGTGGTGCAGTAATATCAGCACTAGCAAAAGGTGTAACAGAGGTTGGAACATCAGCATTAGAAGAAGGATTTCAAGAAGCTGCTCAAACAGCAGGTGAAATACTTGGTGCAAAATTAGATGTAAATGGTCAAAATATATATGATGTATTAGGTGATGAAAAGAACCAGAATGAAATAATTGGTGCATCAATGATGGGTGCTGGTGCTGGTGGACACATGTCACTTGTATCACAAGGAGTAAGAGGAACTTTTAATGCTGCAAAAAGTGGTATAGAAGCATTCAAGGATCACAGAGATGACAGAAGAGCTAACAACAGAGATGAAAATGGAAAACTATATTCTTCTCCAAATGTATTAAGAAAGAAGATAGTTAATACTCTAAATGATCCATCTAAACCACTTGAAGAAAGAGTAGCACTTGGTCATGAAGCAATAGACGATTTACTAACATATGACGATATAAAACCTGATGAATATGGAATGAAAGACATGTTTATAGCAGGTATAGATGGAGTGTTTAGCAGTACAATACCAAAAGAACATAAGGAACAAATGTTTAATAAGCTTATGTCAAGTGACAAGTTATCTGAACCAGACAAGAAGTATCTTGCAGATAATGTGATTACCTTAGCTATGGAAGCACTAGATGATGAAATACAAACTGCTTCATTTGGTTCAAAAACAGTGGAAACAAATGGAGATGATGTTTTTGGAGACGAAAGAGATTCATTTAACGATGGTGGAAACCCACCACCACCAATAAATCCAGTAAAAGGTCAACTTGGTCATATAATAGATTCACTTAGTTCAACTAAAAAAGCATTATTAGCACAAGGTCTTGATACATCAAAGGTAGATACTGCTTTAAAGGTAATAGAGTCATACAATAATGCAGATACTTTTGAAAAAGCAATAGGTGATGTATCAGCAGAAGTTGAAACTATAGGGTTTGTATCTCCTGATGCAAAAACAGTTAAACCATCAATAGGTGCATATGAAGCAGGACTAGAAAGAAGTGTATTGAGTGGTTCTGGTGGATTCACAGGTTTGACAAATTTTAGTAGCTTTGTAAAATCAAGAATTGGTAAAGAGATAGATTATAAGATGAAAGGTCAACAAAATTTTGTTGCTCAAACAAATGCAGAAAATAAAAGAATGCTAGACCTTACAACACATATACTGTCAACAAACGGTGAAAAACTAGATCAAGAAGTTAAAAAGGAATTAGAATCAATACAAAAAGGTTTAACAAGTAAAATTGTTGACTCAAACAATGAATCATTAAAGTCATTTAATAGAGGTAAAGAGTTAAATGGTGAGTTTACACCTGAAGAAGAAGCAGTACTTGCTGCAGAAGCAACACAGATAGAAACAGTTGGTGACGCAGTAGCATTAGCATCAAAGATAAATAAAAAGATGACTAATCCAGAAACATCAACAACCATACTTAAAGCTATAGCAGATGTAACAGCAGGTAAACCAAATCCATTTAAAGGAAAACAAGAACAGACCGGTTCAGATGAGCAAGTAAACAAAACACTAGATGATATGCTTCTTCAAGCTGAAAAAGGTACATTAGAACCAGCTGATATATCAACATTAGAAAACAGAAAAGATATAAATGAAGAAACAAAAGCATATATAAAAAGTGCATTTGTAAACAAGAAAAAGCCAGTACTTGACAATGTTGATCAAGAGCTTGATCTTATATCAAAAGCAACAAGCATTGAGGATGCAAAAAAAATAATTCAAGCTTCACTACAAAACAATAGAGTTACATATGATCAATATAACAGCATGATAAAACAAGCATACAAGATTGATCAAGTTGCTAAGGCTAAATCAGATTTATTAAATGCAAGAACAAGACTAGATGCAGTAAAAATATGGAAAGATAATGCAAATGTAGCAAACGAATTAGAACAAGATAAAGAGTTTATGTCAAAGTTCAAAAAACATGTTGCAGCAGTTGAGAAAAGTAGAATAGATGGACAAAATAAAGCATCAAAAGATGAATTCAAAGAGTCTGCTACACAATCTACTGGCAAGAGCAATACATTAAACAGTGAAAAATCAGAAGATATAAAAGAAGAATATGATGTAAAAACTGCAGAGCAAGAAATAAAAGAATTTGAATGGCTACAAAATGAACTAGATAAACTTGATAAGGATAATAGAGATCTATCTCCTGAGCATAAAAAAGTATTTGAAAATGCAAGAAAGCAACTTCAAAAAGAGATAGATACAGCAAAAGTTAGACTTGGTAAGGCATCAAGAATAAAAGATAACAAGATGCGTAACAGTGCAATAAAGCATGTTATAAAAATATTTAAAAAATCTATAGATAAGTTAAACAAGATAATAAAAAATATAGCAAAAAAAATTGGATTACTTAATAAATATACTGATCTAATAGATAGTTATCTTGACACTGGTAAAGTAAAAGATCTAAGAACAAAACCAACTGCTAAAAAAGCGATACAAGAAGCTATAGAGTCAAAGAAGAAAGAGGTAAAAGCTACCAAAGATAAAGCAAAGCGAGAACCAGAGGCTAAGCTAAAAGAGAAACTAAAAGAAGATATTGATAAGTCATCAAAGAGAGACACATCATCGCTTAGAAGTTCAATGAGAACAAAGCTTGAAGCATTGATATATCAATCTGCAAAAAGATTAGGTAAATTAAACAACGATATAGTTGACAAAACAAAAGATATTGTATCACTTACAAAAAGCATAGATTACTTAACTGATTACAAAGCTAAGATGATAGAAAAATACAACAATATGATAATGTCTCATGCTAGATTAATAACAAGAGAGTTGAACATTGAAAAGAAGATAAATAAACAATTAGATTTGATTAAATCAACACAAGAACGACTTGATTTATTGGTAATAAAATTAAAAAATAAAAAGATATCAAAAGAAAAATTTGACAAAGAAGTAAAAAAATATGAAGACTGGATCAATAGCTATAAAGAAAATATAGCTAGATACAGATCAGAGATAAACTCTATTCGTGAAAACATAAGTAAGCTTGAAGAAAAAATGAATAAAGTTGAAGAAAACATCGATGATGAAAATGTTAAAGCTAAAATAGAAAAACTAAACAAATTAATTGAGATAAGAGATAAGGTAAACAATACACTTAGAAGATTAAACGAAAAAGCAAGAAAAGAACAATATGACAAACTAG